AAATGCCAATGCAATGGCAGATGAATTTGGCACTGTAGATATTAGTAGTCCACAAAATGAACAAGTGTTACGATATAACAGTAGTAGTTCAAAGTGGGAGAATGCTACAATAAGTACAGGTGCTGGCAGTGTTGGTAGTGTAGCATATTATAGTTGTAGCACCGCACCAGCAACAGGCAGTAGTAGTGCTGGCTTTACAGAATTAGCAGATGGCGATAGTATTGCCACACTAAGCGGAACCAACAACATTGAATTTACACCTGTAAGCGGAACATATGTTGTGCTTATCAGCGGAATCAGAGACAACACAAATGTAAACAGTAATATTCCAGTGTTGTGGAGAAATATTACTACAAATGATGATTTTGGCTCTAACAAAGTAGACTTTTTTGGCTGTAGTTTTGGAACTACATTTACTGCTAACGGAAGTGACAAATTTAGTTTCATTATGAACGGAACAACCACAAACTTTACAAGTGGCTGGATCCTACAATTAATTAAGATATCTTAAAAACCCAAGGAGAAAATGATGAGTGCATCAGATTATTTAGAATTAGAAGTCCTAGACCATGTACTTGGTAAAGGCACAAGAGACTTTACAAGTCCTGCAACATTAGGAGTAGCGTTATTTACAGTTATGCCTGGTGATGATGGAACAGGCGGAACAGAAGTAGCAAACGCAAACGGCTATGCTAGACAAAGTGCAACATTTGCCGCAGCAAGTGGTGGTGCTAGTAGCACAAGTGCAGACCTTACATTTGGACCTGCAAGTGGCGGCAATTTTGGCACAATAGTTGGCGTAGGAATATACGACAACACAGGATATGGACTCGGTAACCCATTAATATTTGCTACATTGGCTGCAAACAAAACAGTAAGTGATGGTGATACATTTGTTATCAGTGCAGGTAACCTAACAGTTAACTTGGCCTAATAAGTTATGGCAACTGTTTACGGAGTTGTATCTAACTATATAGACGAAGACTACATAGTTAACCAAACTGACTACACACTAGATGGCGGTGCTGAACTAGCCTTTAGTACTAGTGCCAGCGGCACAATAGTAACTGGTGCAGTAATCAATGGTAGTGCAAGTGCAACCTTAACAGTTAGTTCAAGTGCGATTGGCACAATACCACACTCTGGTAGTGCAAGTGCAGATTTGGTATTCAGTGCAACGAGTAGTGCAACTGTGCCACGAACTATATTTGGTGGATCAATTGAATGGCAAACTCCAAGCAGTTGGGAAACATGGTTATTCAATGAATGGAATGGTGGCATTGCAAGTGATGTTGCTTTCTCTACAGTGGCAACAGGCACAGTGCAGAAAAATGCCAGTGCAAGTGTAAACATTGTAAGCACAACTGATGTAGTAGGTGGTTTCTTACAGAGCGGAAGTGGCACTAGCAATATTGCGTTCTCTACTAGTGCAAGTGGTATAATTGGTAAGTTTGGTAATGCAACTGCTAACTTAACTGTAACTGCAACCGCAAGTGGTGATGATTTTGACTTTGCAAGTGCAACGGCAAACATAGCGTTTAGTGGCAGTGCAACTGCTGACTTGTTTGTTGGAGGAACTGCAACACCAAGTTTAACATTTAGTGCAACAGGTAGTGCAATACTTGTTATAAGAAGCGTAAATGCAGACGGTAACATAACACTTAGTGCAACTGCTGAAGCAGGTGTTGTTCCTGGAGCAGATCCAAGAAGAATATTTGTAGTTGACAGTGAAACAAGAGCGTTCTTAGTATTACCAGATTCAAGAGTGACAGTAGTTCCAAGTGAAACACGAATACAAAAAATATTTGAGGAGAGTTAAATGGCCACACTTACAGGCTATCTAAGAGATAACAAAGGCATCTATATAGACAAAGATCCAAATGCAACACTAGACTATACACTAGATTGGGGTGATTATACCCAAGCAGGTGATGCCTTAGCAACTGCAAGTTGGAGCACAAGTGCTATAAGTGGTGATGCCGCACCATTAACAATTGGTGTAGCAAGTACAAACAACGACAAAGCCACAGTGTTAATAAGCGGTGGTACTGCAGGTAACATTTACACAGTTACTTGTGCAATTACTACAACTGATGGACTCATAGATAGAAGAGCCTTCAGAATAAGTGTAAAAGTTAGAACCTTATAAAGGATAAAACAATGACAGAGACCGTTCCTCCTACTGGCGGGCGTCCAAAGTTTAAATTGGACAAAGAACAAGTAAAGCGCCTTGCAGAATTGCAATGCACTATGAAAGAAATAGCATACATCGTTGGTTGTAGTGTTGACACAATCAAACGCAACTGTAGAGATGAAATGGATTATGGATATGCCGCAGGTAAAATAAAACTGCGTCGTGCTATGTTTAGAAATGCTTGTGAAAACCACAGTGCACCAGTTCAAATATTTTTGGCTAAAAACTTATTGGGTATGAGCGATAATGGATTAGTAGATTCAGATGAAAATGCACCATTACCTTGGAATGAAAATACAAATGATATTGACTAAACCGCAACAAACAGTAGCAAAAGATACTGCCAGATTTAGATTGGTTGCCGCAGGCAGACGATTTGGCAAAAGTTTCTTGGCTATTCGTGAATTGTGTTATTTTGCTCGTAATCCAAAAACTACTAATTATTATATTGCTCCAACATACAGAATGGCCCGTGCTATTGCTTGGGAACCACTCAAAGAAAGACTAAGTGACCTACGCTGGATCAAAAAAGTAAATGAAACAGACATGCGTATTGACCTAGTTAATGGTAGCAAGATATTTTGTCGTGGTGCTGACAACCCTGACAGTCTAAGAGGTATATTTGTAAGTGGTATAGTTATATTTGATGAGTATGCAGATATGGACCCTAATATATGGACAGTAATGCGTCCTGCTATGGCTGACAAAGGCGGACATGCTATGTGGATTGGTTCACCTAAGGGTAAGAATCATTTTTATGATATGTTTGTGCATGGTAAAACAGCTGACAACTGGAGTGCATACAAGTTTACAACCATAGAAGGTGGACAAGTAGCCGCTGAAGAAATAGAAGATGCAAGAAGAGATATGGATGAAAGAACATTCAAACAGGAGTTCTTAGCAGACTGGATAGATTATGTTGGCCTAGTCTATTATGCATTTGGTGAAGATTGTGTGCAAAAATTTGCTGAAGAAACACCAAAAGAAATATGCATAGGTATGGACTTCAATGTGGATCCCGGAACGGCAGTAATAGCACGACAAGACAAAACAGGTTTGCATGTATTTGATGAAATTGAATTACGCAATACTAACACATTTGAAATGTGTGATGAAATAAAAAAGCGTTATCCTAACAGTAGAGTTCATGTGTTTCCGGATCCAGCAGGTAGTGCCAGAAAAACAAGTAGCATAACAACAGATCACAAAATATTATCAAATGCAGGATTTAATGTGCATGTGCATAGAAGTCATCCACCTGTGAAAGACAGAATTAATAGTGTAAACAGTGCATTTAGTAGTGGCAAACTTGTCATTGATCCAGAGTGTAAAAGTTTACAAAATTGTTTAACAAAACTATCTTACCGTGAAGGTAGTAATGAACCAAACAAAGGCGGAGCAAATGATTATACGCATTTTCCAGACGCCCTAGGGTATATGTGTCAGTATCTGTATCCAATAACAAAAATACAACCACCGCGGGTAGAACCACAACGCTGGGCCGTAAATGCACCGCCTATGCGTAGATTTGGGTAGTATAAATAATAGTGAGGAAAAAGAATGTTTAGTAAAGACCAACTTAAAGAAGTCCACCCAGACTACTCAGCGAATATTGAGCGTTATCGCTTTTACGCAGACAGTTACCAAGGTGGCACAGAATACTTAAATGGTGAGTACCTGTTTCCATATGTTTTAGAAACAGGAAATGAATACCATCAGCGTGTTAAAGAAACACCATTAGAGAACCATTGTAAGCGTACTGTAGATAGTTATTCAAGTTTCATATTTGGTAGTAACATTGAAAGAGATTATGGATCAATTGACAACAATCCAAACTTAGATAGTTTCTTAGCAGACGCTGACTTAGATGGCAGAAGTTTTAACGCATTTTTGCGTGAAGCAAGTAAGTGGAGTAGTGTGTATGGTTGTGTGTTTATTAGTGTAGACAAGCCAGAGTCAAATGCACAAACAAGAGCAGAAGAATTAGGACAGGGCATACGCCCTTACATAAGTTTGTTATCACCTGAAAATGTTATAGATTGGCAGTACCAAAGACAAGCCAACGGACACATGGTAATGACATACTTAAAAGCCATTGAAGAAAAAACAAGAGACTATACTTGTTATGTAGTATACACAAGAGAAAGTACAGTGCGTGTAAAAACATATGAAGATAGTGATACAATAGAATTTATTACAGAAACACCAAACACAATTGGAGAAATACCAATTGTAGTATTATACAATAACCGCAGTTGGAAACACGCGGTTGGTATATCAGATATCGCCGATGTTGCTGATTTAAACAGAAGTATATACACCGACTATAGTGAAATCAACCAGTTAATTAAACTTAGTAACCACCCAACACTTGTTAAGACACAATCAACAGAAGCAAGTGCAGGAGCAGGTGCTATTATAACAATGGATGAAAACCTAGATAGCGGATTAAAGCCATACTTACTGACACCAAGTGGTACCAACATCAGCACACTGCTTGACACTATTGACAGAAAAGTTGTAGCCATTGAAAAAATGACACACTTGGATAGTGTTAGCGGTCAAAAAACTGCACGAAGTGGCGTAGCAATGATGATTGAGCAAAAAGCACTCAACAGTTTGTTAGCAGACAAGGCAGCCAATTTGGCTCTAGCAGAAGAACAGATTTGGAGACTATGGTGTTTATGGGAAGGCACTGCTTGGGATGGTGAAGTTGTATATCCTGACAGTTTTGATACAAGAGACAGAACACAAGACCTAATGAACTTAAAACTAGCAATGGAGATTGGCGTAAGCAATCCAGAACTAGCAAAAGTTGTGCAGGCAGGTATTGCAAGAGCACTAGTTGAAGATGCAGATTCCTTAGTAGATTTATTAGACAACATTTACGGTGATGTACTAACACACGACACAACTACACCACTTACAAGAACTGCACACATACAAGAAATGATTATGGACGGTTTAAGTGATCAACAGATGCTAAACTTACATCCAGAAATAACTCAAGAAGATATTGACTCAGCAAAACAAGAACTTCTTGATTCTAACAATGAAGGTGACAATGGCAGCACATAACCTTCACTGTGAGGCAGACGCTGAATATTGGAGAGCACTTAAAGAGGCTAAAGAACAAATTGAAACTGTATGTATGAAGCGTATACCAAGTCCGTTTGATGATTTATTTTGGATCATAGATGGTAAAATGACCACACCTGGTATTATACAACGCAGTATGATGTATCATCCAAGGAACTTTAGAATTGCAATGATGTGGGGCAAAATAGCAGGCAACAATGCACTTGATATTTGTAGTTCATATGGTTGTAGTGCAAGAGGTTTATTAGGCAAACACAAAAGTGTTGATGTAATTGAGTTTGAGGATTGGTATACAAGTATAGTTAAGGCTAACATAAAAGGCTGGAAACTACAAGACAGAATTAGGGTAGCTCACACAAGAGATCTAGCCCACATAGACTTCACTGCTTATGACAGTGTAAGGTTTGGAATTAAAGAAGTAGAATATTTGTTTAGTCAACATGCTGAACAGTTCTTAAAAATGGACACAGTCTGTTTTGAATTTAATGCAAACAACATTATAGTGGAAACACTATTAAACGAAGGTTATCGCAAAAAACTTGGTTACAAGAATTGCGATGTATTTACAAAGCATAAATAAATGCACAGGGAGTAATATCTTATGAACGACACTAATATAGTGGAAGAGGCAACTGAAGCCGCAACAGATGTTGGAAATCAGGTAAACCAAGAACAGTCCAAAACATTCACACAAGAACAGTTGGACAAAGTTATTGAAGATCGTCTTGGAAAACAAAGACGGGCTCTTGAAAGCAAGTATAAAGGTGTTGATGTTGATCATTATCGCCAATTAACTGCGGAACAAGAAGCAAAACAATTGGAGGCTCAAAAAGCAAGAGGTGAGTTTGAACAAATCTTAAAAGATACAAGTATCAAACATCAGCAAACCGTTCAATCGTTACGCTCAGAACTCACAAGCGTAAAAGTAGACGGTGCGTTATTAGGTGCTGCTAATAAAAGCGGAGCCATTAACGCAGAACAGGTTGTAAGTTTATTGAAAAACCAAATTCGTTTAGGCGATGACGGTAAAGTAGAAATTACAGATTCAAATGGACAACCAAAATACACTGACTCAGGTGACCCATACAGTGTAGATTTGTTAGTAAATGATTTTATTGATGCAAATCCACATTTTAAAGCTGCAACTCCAGGTGGCGCAAATAGTAAGAGTAATTTAACTCCTAATGTATCATTAGGCGCAAAAGTTGATCTTGCAAGTTTGGATATGACAAATCCAGACGATCGTAGAAAGTTTAAAGAAGCAAAAAACAAAGGTCTTCTTTAATATTATTATAAATTAGCCAATAGGAGATAATCACATGGCAGACTCATATATTTCAGTAACAAATGCTGACGCACTGGTCGTTCCAGTAAAATCCGCGGTTGTATATGCCGCAATGGAAAAATCACTTTTCTTAGGTGGAGAATTAATTCCAATCGTAAACGCACCAAACGGTGTACTACAGGTTCCAGAACTTGCTAGTGTTACTGCAACTTCAATTGCAGGTGGCGGTATTACAACTGATGTTGCTATTACTAACCCAGCAGACACAAAGAACACAATCACTTGTGACTTAATTGCAGCAAGAAGTGTTATCAGAGACCTAGGAAACATTGATCCAATGGAAATTGGTAGAATGTTAGGCATGAGTGTGGCCAAGGCTTTTGATTCGACAGTATACACAGCACTAGACAGTGCAACAGCATCAACAGTTGACAGTTTTCCAATGACAGTAGACGCAGTATTTGACGCAGTAGCACAAATCCGTGGCGCAGGTGAAACTGGATCATTAGTAGGTGTTGTAAACCCAACAGCAGCAAAAGAATTGTTAAAAGCAATTGGTACAGCCGCTTATGCAGGTTCAGACAACTTCCAAGCAGAAGCACTTCGTTCAGGTGCATTAGGATCATTAGGCGGAGTACAATTCTTTGTATCAAGTTTAATTACAACTGCAAACACTTCAGGTTACATCATGGGCACAGAAGCAGCTCGTATTGCAATGCAAAGAAATGTTGATGTTGAAATTGGTCGTAGAACAGAAGCAGTTGGTAACGATGTAGTTGCATCATTAATGGCAGCCGTTGGTTTAGTTGACGCTACAAGAGCAGTTAAATTAATCAATGTATAAATCATACTAAGTTAGGGTGTAGTGTAATGCTACACCCCTTTTAAGGAGAACAGAATGGCTATATTCACAGAAGATAATATCGTTGAATACTTCCCAGATCTACATAATTATGGGATCCAGGATTTTTCTGATATGATCTCTAAAACAGAATCAGATATTCACAGGCTCCTACGCATTGAGTGGTTTCCGACACTGAGAGTAAACAGTGGCGAATATGATCCCACAAAGGTGAAAGAAAGTCAGCTCACTCGTAGTGCAGTTTACTATTGTTTGTTCAAGTACATATTACCACAGTTAACACAGTGGGCAATAGAAGGTGATAGTTTTCAAACACAAATTGATTACTATAAAAACAACTTCTTTGATGAATTTGATCTTGCAAAGCGTGAATTGTTTTATGATTGGAATGATGACGGAACTTATGATGAAAGTGAACGAGAACTACAACCGAGTCAAAGGTTAGTTAGATGAGTAAACGCAATGATATTACAAATAATATTGTTGAACTGCTCACTGACAGCAATGACCCAAAACCAGTCTATGTAACTAGAGAGGTAATTGAAGTTGAAAAACTGGCTAGAGCACAATTTCCAGCAGTTGTTGTCAAAAGCGGCGACGAAACCAGGACTGAATTTACCATGCAAGGTAGCAGTGGCGAGCGTAGGAGCATTTTTAATGTTATTTGCGATTGTTATGTTACTGGCACAGACCTTGATCGGCAGCGTAATGATATTGCAGAGAGGATTGAAGAAGTCCTTGAAGTGGATCGCTCACGCGGTGGCAATGCACTAGATACTAGACTAACTGAGTTAGCAATTGATGAAGCCATTGATACAAGATTTGGTTTAATCACATTAACTTTTGAGGTTGAATATATCTACACAAGAGGAGAAGCATAATGCTTTTAACCAACGGAAAAAAAACTTACGACACTGCAAAGTGGAGTGATGAAAAAATCCAAAACTATAAAAATGTAGGATGGACCGAGGCTGGATCTACTAAGAAAAAGCCAAAGATTGAACTGACGGTTGAGCCAGATGTTATTCCTGCAGACGAGCCAATAATCTTAGAGGAGAATGACGATGGCAACAATTAGAGGAAACTCAGGTGTCATGGAACTTGGAACAGCCGGCTTAGCCCAGCTCACAAGTTATACACTTGACACAACACAAGACACTGCAGAATCAAGTGCAATGGGAGCCACTGGCAGAACATTCATTAAGACTATGCATACATTTAGCGGAAGTGCAGACTTTGTATTAGAAGGTGGAGCCGCAACTCCGCAATTTGATGCAATTGGTGAAATGGACTTTGGCTCAGACGCTGCTGAATCAGTAGCATTTGAACTATTTCCAGAAACTGAGGCATCAGGTAACATCAAATACAGTGGTATTTGCATCATTACTGGTGTTAGTTATACTGCAAGTTTTGATGGCATTGTGACAGGAAGTTTAACTTTCCAAGGCACAGGCAACTTAACTTCAGAAATCCAATAATAATATTATGTTAAGCATTAATGTCGTTGGCGCAAAACTTAGGCCCAAATTAAAAAGGCTTGAAGAACAACAATCTAGATTGTTAGCCAACGACATTTTTCGTAGTGTTAAAGACTTAACTCCTGTTGACACAGGTAAAGCAAAGCGTAATTGGAGATTACTCAAACGACGCTTTGGTTATATAATAAACAATGCCGTCCCTTACATTGTATTTTTAGATAAGGGTCATAGCAAACAGGCTCCAAGAGGTATGACAAAGCCTACATTTGAGCACTTAAAAGCAAGGAACAAAATTAAATGAATAAGAATCCAGTATTAGCAAAAGCAATAGAACATTTTAAGCACACAGATGCTGAAATGAAAGAATTACATGTAGAAGAATGGGATACTACAATCTACTACAAAGAAAAAAGTGCATTTAAAGACCAAAGTGCAATTATGCAATTACACCAAAAAGGTAAAGTTGTAGAAGCACTAGTAGAAACTATTGTTGTAAGGTCACTAAACCAAGATGGCACTAAAATGTTTCAACCAGCAGAGCGTGTTCATTTATTAAACAGTGTCGATCCTAATGTTTTAGTGAAGATTGCAACGGAGTTAAATAAAGTTGAAGATGACTACGACTTGGACGAAACAGTAAAAAACTAAGGGAAGACCCAGATGTTCGCATAATGTGTCAACTGGGTCAAGAACTAAAAATGAGCCTAGAAGAAGTAGGCAAAATGAGCAAAGCAGAAGTGTTTATATGGTTAGCTCATTTCAAACTGACTGCAGAGGAGGCTAAACGCCATGGAACAAACCGTTAGGTTAAAATTAGACACTAAAGAGTTTGAAAGAGGCATTAGTGGTGCAACAAAGGCAATTGGTGCGTTAGTTACAGGCGCTATTGCAACAAGTATTGTAAAAACAACTGCACGGTTTGAAGACTTAAACACTACACTAGGTAGTGTATTTGGTAGTGCTAACAAAGGCACACAGGCTTTTGCCGCAATACAAAAAATAGCAACAAAAACACAATTTGGTGTTGAAGACTTATCCAAAACATTTGTAAAATTAGCAAGTAGTGGTATACAACCAACAGAAAAGTTAATTAAAACATTTACAGATGCGGCAGCCGTTACGACCGACCAAGTAGGAACACTTGAAGCAATCACAGACTTGTTTAGTAGAACAGTTAGTGGTGGTTTAGGACTAGAAGAACTAAACAGACTTGCTGACAGAGGTGTTCCTGCATTTAGTATACTAGAAGAGAAACTAGGACTTACAAGATTACAAATTAGTGAGTTTGGTAAGACGGCTGAAGGTGCTAGAAAGATTACTGAAGCACTTGGTCAAGGTATTGAAGAAAGATTTGGCGGAGCCACAGAAGCAAGACTCAAAAATTTAAGCACATCAATGAGTAACTTCAGCATTGCAATCAAAAACAGTCAAAATGCTATAGGTAGTGGGTTTGCACCAGTGTTTACTGGCATGCTAAATCAAATTACAGAACTAATCACAAACAACCAACACTTGGCAGAATCATTTGGTCAAGTATTAGGTGCAGCACTAAACGGCGTGCAATTTTTAGCAAATTTAGTTGCTGAAAACTTTAAACTAATTGCAAGTGTGGCAACAGGACTAACTGTTACACTAGGTGCAAGAGGACTTGCAGGTGCAGTAGCATTGTTAAGGAAAAACTTTATAGGCTTAACAAAAGCAATGATGAGAAATCCTTTTGGATTACTAGCAGTTGCGGCAGCAAGTTTAATAAGTTACTTGGCATTTGATAATGGATTAGGAAAAACATTTGCACAACTTAAAGCAGTAGTAGATGTTTTAGGAAGAGCGTTTGCACAGTTTGCCAATTTCCTAAAAGACAAAGTAAGCAAAGTAATTAACAAACTAAAAGAAATATTTTTAAGTTTTGTTCAAACTGCACTTGACGGATACAATGTATTAGCAGACTTTTTACCATTACTTGAAAGATTTGACGGTGATGCAAGTGACTTAACAGGCACAGTTATAAAGTTTGGTAAAGATGGATTAGAATATGTTACAGAAAAAGCAGGTGCACTCAAAGATGCACTAGTTGATGCAGTTCCAAAAGAAGTAGTAACTATATTTGAAGACAGTGCTGCGGCTGCTGAAAAGGCAGGCGATGCATATTTAAAAGCACAAAAGAAACTTGAACAATCAAGACAAGACAAAGGACTTGGTATTCCAACAATACCAGGTATGTCAGCAGGTGGTGTAACAATACCAAAAATAGGTGATGACTTACAAAAAAGATTTACTTCATTAGAAGAAAGTTTTCTAAGTGAAAAAGAACTTGAAGTCAATGCATACAACGACAAACTAAAAACACTAAATGATTTTTATGCTAACAAACTTGAAGATGACAGCAAGTATGCTAAACTGCGTGAACAGTTAGAATCAAGACATCAAAAGAATTTGGCAAGAATCTCAAAAAGCGAAGTTGATAAACAAGTAGACATTTTTAAAAGTGGACAGTTCCAAAACTTAAACTTAGCAGAAATGACAGAAAAACAAAAAGTTGAATTTACTAAACAGGCTGGCATGAGTGTGCTTACTGAACTTGGTAAACAAAACAAAGCGGCTTTCCAAGCAGCCAAGGCACTAAACATTGCCAATGCAATTATGAACACTGCCGCTGGTGCTACTAAGGCACTATCACAAGGTGGTGTATTTGGACCATTACTAGCAGGTTTAGTTATAGCCGCTGGTGCAATACAAATTGCAACAATACAAAGTCAACAGTATCAAGGTAGAAAAACAGGTGGACTTGTTCAAAAAGGCACACCGTATATGGTTGGAGAAGCAGGCGCAGAAATGTTTGTTCCAAACCAAACAGGAACAATTATTCCAAACAGAAATATGGGCGGCGGACAAACAGTAAATGTTAACTTTAGCATTAACACAGTTGATGCTGCAGGTGTAGATGAATTGCTTGTAAGTAGAAGAGGCACAATTACAAACATAATCCGTGATGCCGCACAACAAAGAGGTCAGAGGAGTCCAGTATAATGAGTGGTACATTACCCACAAGCCCCGCGTTTCAAAGCGTTAGTATAAAAACTAACAATCCAAATATTACTACAATAAGCACTAGTGGACGCAGGCAAGTAAAAACACAACAAAGTCAATTTTGGAGTTTTACTGCCGCATATCCGCCTATGAAAAGAAGTGAATTTGGTCCAATAGCGGCATTTGTAACAAAACAAAGAGGTGCATACGAAAGTTTTACTATGATACTTCCAGATTATAGCACAACAAATGGTGCACTTACAACACAAGCAGTTACCACAGTAAACACAGAGGCTATTGGTGCAACTGCAATTGAATTAAGTGCTGGTAGTATAGATTTAACAGGTGCACTTAAGGCAGGTGACTTTGTTAAGTTCACAGGAGCAAACAAAGTATACATGGTAGTAGATGATGTAGACTTTAGCAGTGGTAGTGCTACAATGAACATTGAGCCAGGACTAACAACATCAGTAAGCAGTGGTGTGCAAATAGACTACAAAGATGTTGAATTTACAGTATTTTTAGGCAATGATGTGCAAGAGTTTAACACAGGCTTGGCAAGCGTTGCAACTTACGAACTAGACATGCGTGAGGCACTCTAATGCCTAGAGGTTTACCTACGCTTATAAAAACAGAACTAGCCAAAGATGCTATTTCGTTTGCAGATTTGGTTGAACTGCATTTTGATCCAATAAAGCGTATTACAAATGCAAGTATTCCAATTATAACTGCAACAGACACTGCAAGTAGTGGCACATATGAAGCAAACGGTGAACTAATGAGTTTTGACACTGTTACAGAAACAGGTGAAGCAAAAGTTAACCAAATTAATCTAGCAATAAGTGGTGCAAGTAGCACATACACTAGTTTATTTTTAAACAATGATTATGTTGACAGACGAGTTGTAGTATATAGAATATTTTTTAATCAACAGTTACAAATTATTGACAGCCCTGTTATGTTGTTTGATGGTGAGATACAAAGTTTTTTAATCAACGAAACTGGTGATACATCAACGCTAAGTGTAACAAGTGCAAGTGTGTTTTATGACTTTGAAAGAACAAATGGCAGAAGAACAAATGACACAAGTCAAAAAGCATTTTTCCCAAATGATAATGGACTTAAATACAGTGCAATAACATTGGAAGATTTAAAATGGGGAAAGCCGTAATGATTAGAACTGCAACAGAGGCAGACTTAAGAAAACTTACAGAATTAGCACAAGTGTATCACAGTGAACATTGGTTTGGTGAACACACAGAATTTGATGCAGATTATTGTTTTGAAAACTTTAGAGGTTTTCATATTGGTATGGTAGCAAATATAATTGTAGCAGAACACAACAATGAAATCGTAGGATTTTGTATAGCAGTGTTAGTTCCGCTAAACTGGAGTCCTAAAGTAAGATGCACAATTGGTTATTCATACATAGATCCCGAGTATAGAAAAACAGGTGTGTTTGGTGAAATGGTCCAAGCACAAACAGACTGGGCAGTAGACAAAGGTGCAGTAGATATAAACTTAGGTGATGGTGCACAGTACAATGGCAAGTTCACAAGTGTATGCAAAGGTTTAGGTTTTACTAAAACAGGAACAGACAGTTATAAGGTATTAGCACATTGAAAAATTTAATCGCACTATTTTTAACATCCTTACTAACAATAGGATTTAGTGCACCAGCATACGCAGGACCAGCCATATTGATTGGTGCAGTTATAGGCGGAGCAGTTGCGGCAGGAGCCGCGGCAGCTGGCTTGATTGCAGCCAGTATATTAACTGCGGCGGCTATTGGTGCAGCCGTTGGTGCAGTAGCAGGAGCACTAGCACCCGACTTACTCGGCGGAATGTTTGACACACCAGATTACAATGTAACACAAAACGCACAAGCAGAAAATGATGGTATACTTGTAAACAAAACAGGTATGCTTGAAAGTATTCCTGTAGTGTATGGCACAAGAAAAGTTGGTGGTAAGATTGTATTCCTAGCAACACAAGGCACTAGAAACAAATACTTGTATATGGCACTAATACTCAGCGAAGGTGAAATTGAAAGCATTGGCGACATTTACATTGATGATGTAATTAGCACAGACAGTAGATTTGCTAACAGATTTAGTTTCCAAGTGTTTACTGGCGCAGACAATCAAGGACATTCAAGTTTATTAGCAGAAGCAAATGGTTGGGACACTAGTTTTAAACTTAGTGGACTGGCTTATATTGCATGTAGATTTGAATGGAAGAAAATAGACGACCAAGATGACGCTGATGCAAATCCTTATGCAGGTATTCCAAAAGTGCAGGCAGTTATCCGTGGTAAAAAAGTAAAAAGTATGGCAGGACTTACAAACAGTCATGCAACAACATACGAAAATGAAACAAGTTTAGCATTTAGTAACAATCCTGCAGACTGTATTGCAGACTACTTGCGTAATCCAAGATACGGTAGAGGTTTGGCAAACAACAGAATTAACTTTGTAAGTTTTAGCACTGCAAGAGCAAAATACGCACAACAAGTAACTTATGTTAATGGAAATAAAGGACCAGTGTTAACCTGCGATGCAGTTATTGACACAGGACGATCATTATTGGACAACACAAAACTATTCATAGCAAATGCTCGTAGCGGATTACCTTATGTGCAAGGTAGATTCAAACTAAAATTACACGACACAGGACATGACACAGACAGTCAAAATCCAACGCCAAATGTAGCATACACTGTAACAATGGATCAAATTGTAACAGGTGTAAAACTACAAGGCAATGGAACAAGAGAACATTTTAATCAAGTAAAAATTACATACATAGATCCAGAACAAGATTGGAAAACAAATGAAGTAATTTATCCAGAACTTAACAGTAGTTTAGACACTACATATCTAGCAGAAGATAATGGTAGACGCTTGACAAAAGAAATGGCATTTAACCATATAATTAACAAGCATGTTGCGGCTGACATTGCAAGTATACTACTAATACAATCGCGTAACAGAAAAAACATTGAATTTGATGCAACTGCCGAACTACATGAAGTAGAAGTTGGTGACATTATTACTGTACAGTATAGCCCGCTCGGTATAGATACAACATACAGAGTAAACAGTATCAAAGTAAATGCAGACTATACTATTGGCGTAACTGCAAGCGAACATACACCTAGCACTTATGTATTCACAGATATTGCAACAATTTACGGCAGTGTAAGTCAAGTAAAGTATGTTGGTAATACTGCACAAACAAAATACTATGCACCAAACTCAGACGGAACTTGGGATAGTATTACTAATCCACCAGCAACTGCTAATGAACCAACAATACCAATTAACATAACACAACCAACTAGCACACAGTTTAACATTAATGGTGTTACAGTAAGAAGTCAAAGAGACAACCCAAGAGGCGGTAGAGTGTATGTAAACATAAATGTAGATATTGCTGACATACTAGTGGATCAGATTAGACAGGTTACAGTTGAAAGTTTTTCAAACGCAGATAAACAATTCTTACTAAATGGCTTTTTTAATCCAGGTACCACTGCACAAGTAGGCGGGTATTATCAACAGATAGCAGGCTTTCCAATGGATGGTAGCGATCATTTAATTAGAGTATCAGCACAGTTAGACAATGGTGATAGTTTACCAAGTGCAACTTTTACATATACTGCACCAACTAGTAAGTATACTAGTGTGCAAAACACTACATTCTAAGGAAAGCAAATGGCATTAGTAAGTACAAGAACATATGATTGGCAGGACTTAGCAGACGATAGTGTAACATGGGCAACACTGTTACAATGGACAGGCAATGGCACAACTATAAATGGTAGCACAGGTTTTGATGACTTGGTGCATACAAGTAGTGCATTTGATTTTGGTGAGCTTGTAACATTTTATCCAACAGTGTTTGTAGAAGCAGTTGGCACAGTTACAGTAAAACTACTTACATCACCAGATGATACAACATACACAGAAATAACACCAGGTGTAGCAACTGCAAGATATGTAAAAACAAAAGTAACAGTGGCAAATGCTAGTGCAACTGCAGAACTGTTAAGTTTACAAAGTGAATTCTTTACAGATCCAATTAGTGAAACATTTGTAAATTTTAGTATAGGCGCTAGTGCAACAACATTGCCAATTAGAAGAGCATACGGACTAGTGCAAGGTGTAACTGCATATGCTCCACAGAACATGCAAGTTATACTTACAGATACTAGTACAAGTGCACCTAAAGTTACAAACTATAATTTAGATACTTGGGGCAAAGTAGCAACTGCAACAACTGCCACAGTAACAGTTATAGGTTACCCTGCCGTAAGTGCAGACTCAAACGGCAACATTGTGGTAGCATAAATAATTTAAACAAAGGTATATTCAATGACTGACGACGAGCGTCTTATAAGATTAGAAACAGAAATGATTAACTTGAGAGACACTCAGATGAAGCACATGTGTGACAATATTAAAGAATTAGAGAAAAAAGTAGACAAACTTGACGGTAGGATTTGGATGATCCTTACAGGAGTATTAGCAACACTACTAACAGTAGTAATAGACAAGATGATATAATGGCAACCTATAAAGGACGCACAGTTAAACTAAACAAGCCAATGGTAGGTGATGTTAAAAAGTTTAAGGTGTATGTAAAAGACAGAGTTACAGGCAATGTTAAGAAAATTAACTTTGGTCAAAAAGGTATGACTATCAAAAGAAACAATCCTATAAGACGCAAAAGTTTCAATGCAAGAATGGGTGCAGTTTTAGCCAAAGTAAAAGGGCAAAAAACATTAAGTGCCGCGTATTGGAGTTTACAAGCGTGGAAAAAAGATTTTAAATTATAAGGGGGTAAGCACATGGCGTACATGAAGAAAAAAGAAAAAAAGAAAAAAGGAACAAGAAGAGGCGGTAAGCGTAAGTAATGGCAACTTGGCCCTCAGGAAATAAGCCTGTTGCAACCACAACTGATGCTGATTCAGATAGCATAAGTGGTGCACGAGGTGATATAAACAAAACAATAGCAAATCAAATAGAGATAGTTGATATGTTCAACATACCATCATCTCCAACAGACGACTACATCCTTGTGTATAACGCAGCAAACAGTCGTTTTGAAGTAGAAGAAAACACTGCAGGATTTGACGGCAATCTTAATGGCACAGATCTTACAGATAGTGCAGGCGAACTTGATATTGTAAACTCAAGAGTGCATATCAAACCAAACACATCAGATGATAGAGAAATATCAATGGGTGATGAATTGTTTTTGAGTGCAAACTATCCGCTAACAAGTCATACTATTTCAGGTGCAGAGGAAAGATGGGCATTTTTGTTCTTAGATGAACATTCAAATGGTTCATTCCCTAAATCAATTGGAGGTGGCAACTTCACAAATCCAACTATTGCAGGGCGTGTGCAAGGTGGCACACCAGGTAGTGAAGTAGCAGTAAAATCAGGTGCAAGACTGCTATCATTCCAAGCGTTTGCAGGACTAGACGATGATGGTGCAGGAACCAACTATGAGTTGCCAGGAAGTGCAAACTTTCGTATTATGGGTGAAACAACTGAAGCACAAAGAACAAACGGCAGAGGCACTAAATTAAGATTTGATACTATCAAAACTGGCACAAACACTTCATATCAAACAATGGATATGAACGGTGAAGAAGTAAGAATTACACCAGGCGGTGATG